ATTCAAATCACCAACGTCTGTATGGGCAGCAGTTCTGAAAGTCTTATTTACAGTAACAGTTGTAAAAGGAGTTCCAGGAACTAGGAAACGAGGATCGACTTGTATCGCTGCTTTCATCTGTGCTTCATAACGCTGTGGAAGTAAATCCCTAAAACCATTGGATAATGTTTGTAGGAATGGGTAAGCAAGTGCAAACTTCTCTGGATTCTTGGCAGTATAAGATGTTGCACGACCATAAGGAATGCGAGGATAACGATCGAACCAACCTGCGATACCAGAGTAAACTGAGTTAGCGTAGGTAGTTGCACAAATCAATTCATCAGCAACAAAGTTTGCTTCTTTGATCTGTTCTTGTCTTGGTAGTGCACGAACTTTCTCAACCCACTGGTCGAAATTAAAATTGGTAGACTTAGTTCTTTCAATAGACCAAACATTATTGCGATTAGATGGAGTAGGTGGTTTACCTTTGTATCGTTTGATAATGTCCTCAACAGGATCTCCTGCAAGACCAGAATATGGATCTAGGAAATACTCAACCATTTCAGATTCATATTCAGTAACCCATTCACGATTACCCAACTTCTCACCACGTGGACCTGCTGCAGCACCACGATTCTGTGTTTCAGTTGCAGCTTCACGAAGACCTGCATACGCTTGGTCTTGCTGTTCTTTGGTGAAGAAGTTCTTACGGAACTTCAATACAATCCTATCTTCATTGATAGGATCTTCACCATAAGGTGCTGGCATGTAAACATCCGTATCTTCTTCAATAAGATGATCGTAATGATTCTCGTCAACGAATTGACCAATCAAATGTTTACAATCAATCTTTTTATCGGCAACAATAACTTTAACTGTCATATTATTCTCCTAAAACTTAAATCCACTAAATTCGTTTTCACTATGTAGTCGTTTGCCAAAATCTGATTTATCAAATACTGGCTCGTCTCGTTCTTTGGTCCCAACATCAGACAAACCTGCTTGCGCAGAAACTTCAACATCATACAACTTCATCTTAGATCTATCAATACCAACCACAAACCTCTTGTAGAAATTTGGGTCATTGTAACGATTCTTCAACTGTTTAACAATAATCTGGTTTAACTGTTCAAGTTCTTCATTACTAACCAACGCAAACATAAAGTCAGCTGTAGCTGGCAAACCAAACGACTCAGAAGTATCTTCAAGTCCTGGATCTGAATTGGTGAAACCAGATCGAGTAGTTTGTGTAGCAGAAACAATGGGAACATTACATTCTACTGCCAAGCCACGAAGTTCTTCAGCAATCGCCTTAATATATGTATAAGAGTTCACACCATGTGTTTGCTTCATTCTAGACGAAGCACAGATATTCAGATAATCAATAAAGATAATATCTGGAGTAAACTCTCTCTTCATTTTTAATTCTTCCATCAAAGCACGGAAATGACCAGCATGAGCACCAGCAGTTGGATACTCTTTAACAATCAGTGTTCCTTGTGTCTTTGTAGCAATCTTCTGTAGACGAGAATCAAAGATATCTCTGTCAACAACTTTCAATTCATCCATGGTTAGGTTAAGTAAGTTCGCATCGATACGTTCAGCGATACGTTCTTCTGCCATCTCCATTGTTATGTATAAAACATTTTTACCCTGCATCAGAACACTGGCTCCAACGTGACACATAAACAACGACTTACCAACACCTGTTCCTGCCAAAGCAATATTCAAAGTTTTCTTGCTGAGTCCACCTTTGGTGATTTTATTGAACATCTCAAGATCGAAAGCAATTTTCTCTTCAACCCTGTGATAAAAATCATATCGTTCATTAGCATCTTGAATGTAGTCATGACCAACGTGATTATCAAAGCAAACACCAAGTGCTTCGCTAAGAATAGTAGGAATCGCATCTTGCTGATGTACTTTGTCCCTACCATCGATAATTTGAATTGACTTAAGAATCGCATTATAAACTGCCCTGTCTTTACAAAACTTCTCAGTCTGAGTAGTCAACCATTCTTCATTAGGTTCTTTGTTAGTCAACTCTTTGGCATACTGTAGAAACTCAGGAACTTCTTTATCAGTCAACCCTGTAATGTTTCCAATCTCAATAGCCAGAATCTCAGGAGAAGCTGGTTTATTATACTGCTCAAAAAACTGAAGTAAGATTTTAGCAATAGCACTTTCTTTACGATCAGCAAAATACTCAGTCTTTAAATGAGGAACTACCTTTCGGCAGAACTCCTCATTGTGAATCAGGTTCGATAGGATCGCCTGTTCTATTCTCATCAACACCACCTGTATACGTTAAATTATTATTAGCAATACCTTCATGAATAAGATCTTGAAGTATATCACCTATGTATTTCTCAAAGGGTTTCATATCAGTGATAACCTTATCGCTGTAGTCAAGAACTTCATATTCAAAACTAATTTTCAAAGCATCGTTGGTTTCATCTTCTTCGAAACCAACTCTACCATATTGATAAATTATACCTTCATATGCACCATCTGTCAACTTTATCGCATCATGACCATTACTGCGATTTTGCACAGTAACATAATTGCGTAGATTATTCTTCATCGTCAATCGCTGCAAGTTCTGCATCAATATCTTCATCTTTAAGAATATCTGATGAACCCACTTGATATTTGTTTTTAACAAACTCAATAAAAGACTTTTGCATAAGCACTGGCATCCAAAAATCTTTAGTGTCTGTATCTTTGAGACGATATTTCTTATCCTCAATCACACCATCTTGGTCTACCTTGGAATACCAACCATTGCTTGGCTTAACAACATGCCCACTTTCGAGTGCGATATCGAGTAAACCAGACCAACGGCTAATACCACCATCATGATATACAGTAACAGGAATCTTTGACTTCTCACGAACATAACGAGATTTCTCCACGTTGATAATAAAATTATATCCAACAACTTCAGTCCCTTCTTTCTCTTGTTGACGACCAAGGATGTATACGTTATCCGCTGAGTACATAGCACCAGTTCCACCACCAACGATAGGTTTAGGGAACATACCAATCTCCATATATGTATGATTAACAACAACCAATGGAATATCTTTAAGGTTCAAGTGTGGTGTAATCATACGGAACAATGACTTCATCTGCTTGGCACGACTCATGTCTGCAACAGATTTGCCATCAAGTGCATCTTCTACTTCCTTTTTAGACGCAAGATTACCAATAGAATCAATAACAATAATAAGATGGTCGCCACGTTCAACTCCTTGTAGCTGTTGCATGATATCAAACTTCAACTGTTCAACGTCAGTTAGTGGCGTATGGATAACACGATCTGTATCAATCCCAAAAGAATCAAAGTATGCCTGTGGTGTTCCAAACTCTGAGTCATAGAACAACAATGCAGCATCTGGGTACTTGTCCATGTAAGACTTAGCCATTAGCAAACTGAATGCTGTCTTGAAGTGTTTGCTTGGTCCAGCCCACATTGTGATACCTGGAGTCAGTCCACCATCAAGACGACCAGACAAAGCAATATTGATTGCTGGTACAGTGGTAGGAATCATATCCTTCTTGGTGAAGAACTTTGATTGTGATAGAATAGCAGAATCTTTAATTGTACTATTCTTTTTAATTTTGTCTAATATGCTCATTTTCAACTCCTAAAATTTTATTATACACGAAGTATGGTTATTTGTAAAGTTTATTTTGGGTTATTTTTGTGATGTGGAACATCGAATACAAAGGTTACTCGAACTTCGTTGCCAACATTTTCTGTTCCATGTTGCAATTTATTATTGAACCACAACAATGTTCCTGGCTCTACTATGTATTCTTCATCTCCAACCATATATTTGTATCTACCTGCAATGGATAAATGATAACGATCCCTTGTCTGATAGTAGCTACCAATGTCTATATGTTTACCAACTGTTCCACCAACTGGCAATGACAAAAATCCACAACGTGAATGGTCGTGGAAGTTTCTCTTCATAAATCTAACAATTTCTGTGTGTCTGTTATACGCAGGTGTTTTAATGCAGTACTCAGTGTCCCCAACGTATTGAGTTTCATTCTCAACTCCACCAATAATTAATTGCAAAACACCTGCGTTGATTTGCGGGAAATCAAATTCTTTCTGAACTGTTGAAGCACCTTTCATCTGTCCTTCAGAATTCCAATCATCTTTATAAAGTTTTAATTGCGCAAGAATCTTTGATACATTGATTCCTGTTTTAATTACTTTAATGTTATCCAAAGAAATCCTCCAATGACGACTTGGCTTCAACATTCCAACCAATCGGCTGGATTACAGTTTGCATTGCATCAAGGAGTGTCTTTTCAAACTGAGTTTCATAATCAATAAAATCATGTAAACCAAATTCTTTCGGTAGTGATTGCGGGAAAGCAATCACATCTTCCTGAAATGGATTTGGTTTTCTTACATATACAAACCTAATCTTCTCACCCTCTTTAATCAACTGGTACTTCTTCTCAAGTCCAAGTTTCTTCACATAATGATTGTAAAGTAACGAACCTCTAACATGGATAGGTGTTCCCTTTGCATAGATGGGAGAACCAGCATAAGTTCTCAAACCATTTACGCTACGTGGAAAAGCAATATCCTCTAATGGCATTTGGTTGAATTCTTCACGGAACTTTTCGATATACGAGTGTAAGTCCGCTTGATTACCCTTGAGAATAACTTCGATCGAACTCTTAAGTTTGTCACGAATAACAGCAGGTGTACTTGACTTGACCATCTCAAGCCCCATAACTTTGAGTTTCGGTTTCGCATACTGCACTCCTTCAGAATTGTGTACGTTCAATATGTATCTTTTCTTGGCAGTCCAGATACCTTTATCAGCAAGAACCTCACGTTTCATAATCATCTTCTGAGAGTATGCGTTCATATACTCACCTAACTTTTGATACGTTTGGTCAATGAATGGTTGGAAGATCTCCTCGCAAACCTTATCCATATATTTGATCTTTTGCTCATCGGTTTTACCTTCGCAAACTTTCTCGATCAGTTCTTCCATTGTTAGATAGATTGAATCGGTATCAA